TATGCGGAACTCCTGGGCCATGAAAGCCAGCAAGAGGGCGCCGCGATTACAGCCATCATCAACCCCGATGCGACGAGCGCGTCTGGACTGATACAGTGCTATGCTGATATGGATGCGGCAGCGGATTACCTTGTGTGGTTGCGGAGCAAAAAATGAGTGTCGCACAAATATTAAAAGTAGTGGAACAACTCGGTATCCCCGTTGCAGTCAGTATCGTAGCCGGAATTGCTCTGTGGAAGCTCCTATCTTTTATCCTCAAGGATTTGAAGGCTGACATCGGCGACAAACAGGACGAACTGCAAGCCGCATTGCGAAGCCAGCAGGTTATGCTGGTGCGCTTGATCGACCGTGTCAGGACACTTGAGTTGAACCTGCACACAACGTGGACGGCCGCGCTAACCGCACTTGATGCGGACTTGCCGCCACTGCGCCGGACCCGGGCGGAAGTTCTCGCGGAATTGAAACAGCAAAGCATGGACGTAGCACACAATGGAGAGGCCGATGAATAAATGGAGCCAGCATAGCCTGGAACAGCTGATGACGTGTGACGCCAGAGTAAGGCAGGTGATGAACGCCATATTGCCTTTGGTGGATATCAGGATTTTAGAGGGGCACCGCGACGAGGCCCGTCAGAACCTCATGGCCGACACGGGCAAGTCGCAGCTGCGGTGGCCCCATGGCGCCCACAATAAAAGCCCGAGCCTGGGCTGGGACTGCATCACATGCCCAATCGACTGGGCTGATCGTGAACAGCATATATATGTTGCCGGCTTGATCGTGGCTACAGCCGCCGGCATGGGCGTCGAAGTCATATGGGGTGGCGACTGGAATAGAAATTTCCGAGTAGCCCCCGAGCCCGGAGACAGCTGGGACGATCTCTGTCACTTTCAAATTAAGGAGTAAACATGGCCCTTCCAATCATGGCCCTTGCCGGCCCGCTGATGCAGCTGGCTACACCAATTATAGACAGCTTATTTCCTGACCCTACCAAGAGAGCCGAGGCCAAGGCGAAGATTATGCAGGCCGAGTTGGATGGTGAGACGGCGCACATGGAGGCGGCACTATCAGCAATTGTCATGGAGGCCAAGTCGAAAGACCCGTGGACGAGCCGAGCCCGACCATCGTTCCTGTACGTTATGTATCTCGTAATCGTATTGTGTTTTGTTGGTGGCATCGTAGGCATCTGGTGGCCCGACCATGTTGCCACGGCGGCAAGCAACATCACCAATCTTTTGGCGTCGATACCAGACTCGCTTTGGACGTTATTCGGCGCCGGTTACCTGGGCTATACGGGCTCTCGCGGCTGGGAGAAGATCAAGGGAGCCGCGAGATGACACCGGATAAATTATTGGCCGAGGCTAAAGAGGTCTGCGGCGGTGACGAAAAACAAATGGTTGTCTGGCTGTCTAGTCTGGCTCATGGACTGATTGATGCTGCTCGGGCAAACTTGTCGGCTGGTCTTTTGCGGCTTCCCCCCAACCATCTACTGGAAAAACATTCCCCGCCCACAAGGTGACCGTAGCGCCACAAGCACAGTTGTGTTTGACCTCCTCCCACCAGCCACCTTCGAAATCGTTTTCGCGATGACAATTTGAACATCGGTAGGCCTTCATAACGTAGCCAGTTCGTCGTCGAGCATCTCGGCACGTTCATGGCTGATCGTGCTTGACCTTGGAGCTTGACGTAGTTCCTTTACGCGGGCCTCCAGCCACCTCTTCACAACGGGTATCTCCTCGTCACAAAATGCAATTGATCGTCCACGATGTGTTGCCGTGATGACGCCCTTATCGGCAAGCCTGCGAACAATCTTGTGGATGCTCGACAGGCTGTTCAAATTGAGTGCCGCTGAAATTTCCCGGTAGCTTGGGGAGACGCCAGTGGCATCGATATGGTTGCGAACAACCCGTAGGATGTCACGCTCCCGAAGTGTCAGGGTGCTCATTTTTGTCTCCTCCCTCTTCTCCAATCGTTGCAGAAAAATATTTGATGCACCTCTGGTAGTCCTCTTCAAGTGGCTCACCCATCGTCGCGTCCAACTCGTTCCAGGGCACGATGTTGGCTTCCTTAGTCTGTGCAAGCCAGTGACGCATCTCAACCAGTGGGATGTTCCTCGGATTTCTTCGGCAGTTGGCGATGATGTCGAGAAAGGCCGTAGCAAATTCTGCCTGTGTCCGGCTCTCTCGCGCAACCTTGCCGCTTTCCGTCATCACCATCCACTTGTCGTCAGGCTTGTCGGGTTCGTCCGTAGGTTCTGCGGCCGGCGGCAGTGATGCCTCCAGTACGTCCCCCACCAGTTTTTCCGTGATTGGCGCCTTCGGTAAGGCGACACTGTCCAGGCCTGTCACCAACTTAGTTGGCGGCGGGGTGTCCTCGGCCTCTTCCGCAGAGATGATGCCTTTCAGCAGGTCGGGGAATGCATCGCGTATGGCAAACCCCCTGGCCCGCATCTGTAACATCCGCCTGGGGTAGTTTGTCCATGGCCCTTTCTTGTCCGCCAAGCCGGCCGTCTTTGCTTGCGTCATGGAGAAGGTCGCAGTGACGGGCTCGACTGATCCATCTGCGTGTTGTCGTTTGATTGTACAACTGGCGACTTCACCCTTGATTTCCTCGTGTACGCCAAGGCATCGGGCGTCAGCCCGGACGATGGCAAGTAAGGCGTCTCCCCATATGCTGGGCTTGCCATTGATCACGGCAATATTTTGCAGCGCCTGCATGGGCTGAAGTCCTAACTCCATTCCCCATTGGATGGCGACAAGTATGTCGGCCGGCTTGTTCTTAAAACCGTCTGGCACGATGTTTGATGTCGCCAGCATATTGCTGAACGCCATGGCTTCGTCCATCGTTCTCGGCGCTAGTGAGGTGTTGTTCATGTCTCTCTCCTTTATTGACTATCATTTTTACTATCACGCTAAGTCCTTGATTTCATTGGTCTTTTCCTGTTGGTTCGATTGCCTCCTCTTTTATTTTCAGTGTTTTCTGTCGGACGCTTGAAGCCGGCACTGCGGCCACCACCTTCTCTGGCTTTGCCTTGATGTTTCTCATGGGCCAGGAGATGTGGTAGCGCGTGTCATCGCTCTGAATGTAGCCCGAGCTATGATTGCCTAGCTGATCCATCAGGGCTGCGCTACTCGTCTCAATAATTTCCTGGCACGACTTTATAGCGGCCTGGGCATCGGTGATGCTGACGACGATGTCGAGCATTTCGTGCGGCAGTAGCAGAGGCGGCATCTCGTCGTCGTCAACCTGGGGATGGATCAGGATTGCGTCGGCCGTGCTTCCTACTTCAGCCCAGCTGCCATTGGCTATGCGATCCTCCATGTCGAGTATGGATGTCTTGATCAGTGTCTGCACTTCGGCATGCTCTTCGTACAAAAAGATACGCATCTGGTGACCACCGCGACCACCGTAGAGGACGGCGACGGCGCCCCAGTACGCCGGCAGGCACATCATCTGTGCTTGCAGTTGCAGGGGGCCTCGGTGCATTGCGGGCTCGTCCTCGGGCGAGGCCCCCGTCATCTTGCATTCAAGCGGGCCGTGACCCTGTAGTGTGATCATTCGCGATTCGGTCATCACATGGATGCCTTCATCGGGGTTGTGCAGGATCGTCTCGCCCTTCCCCATGATGATGCCGTCCAGGCTGGCCTGCAAATTGATTGCCTTGTCGGAGCAAATCTTTGCTTTGGGTACGGTCATCACGCCGTTAACGCCTAGCCGGCGCAGCGCCTCTTCACCTATCAATGGTTCGAAGAGCGTACCCAGGTCAGCCGCCTCGCTGACGAATGCCGGCGGCTCAACGCCTGCGCGGGCATCCATCTTTGCTGCTTGCAGTTCATTTTTAGAGAGCCAGGGGTTGAGGTCTAGTAGCGCCGGTATTTCCGACGCTGATACGAACCTGTTGTCGGTTAGTTTTCCAACCATTGTTGTGCCTCCGTTAGCGCCCTATATTTCCTTAGGTCTGTAAGGTAGTACCCAAAATATTGTGTGTTGCTACCGTCGTCCTCTAGAACGTCTATCCATGCCCTGTCGCGGTCATCGTCCTTGATTTCATCGACTGCATCTAAGGCGGCGGGGAGTGACGGGTAATCGCCTACAACATAAACATCGAGGCCGTCATCGGCGTCTGCGCCGGAGCCGACAATAACCTGATAAACCTTGTTGCTAATCATTGGGGTGCCTCCATGAAAGTTTGGGAACAGGCCTCGTCCAGGGCGCACCCAAAGACGAGGCCGACGTACAGCAGTCCGAAGATCGTGGCGACAGCTGCTAATTGTTTGATCACGCACACTGTGCCATCTCCTGTAGACGGTTGCGGACGTTGCGGGCTGATGACGGGTGCCAGCCACTATCACTTCTCACCTTGTTGATGCTGACGCCCTTGTGCCACTGGGTGTACGTTGGCACGTTGCGTTCGTTCAATTCACGGGCGAGGTCGGCTAGGCTCGACGAATATTTTTCGGCCCGGGCAAATTCTGCGGAGATGTCTAGCGCATATCTGTTGGCCTCGTCCTTGCTGGCAGCGCCCGCAGCCTTGGCGGCTATCGCAATAGATGCATCATCGGCACCGAGGCGGTCATATTCTCGCCCACTTTGCGACACGATCGTGCCTTCTTTCTTCAGCCGTGTTTTGATTGCGCCAGCTGCGGCCTTGGTGCGTTCACTGATGGCCTGGGCTTCCCGCTCTGCCATGGCAGCTAGGATGTGAATTGTCAGGGGGTTCGCTTCGGGGAGGTCGAGCGCCTTGAAGGTGACGCTGCTTTCCATCAGCGTGGAGATGAAGCGGACGTTGCGGGCCAGCCTGTCGAGCTTGGCGACAACCAAGGTGGCGCCTTCACGCTGGCAGAGGCGCAGCGCAGCATCCAGCTGCGGCCGGCGTACCCGCTTGCCACTTTCAACCTCTTCGAACTCGGCGATGAGGTCGCCTTCGCAATTTCTGATGAAGGCATTGACCTCACTCATTTGAGCCTCCAGCCCTAGGCCGCTCTGTCCCTGCCTCTTGGTGGAGACGCGGTAGTAGGCTACATACTTGGTCATGGTCTAGCCCTCCCCGTAGTGTTTGTCCCAGAGGTAGTCCTTGTATTCGCGTGGGTGCCAAACCTTCTTGGGGAGATGCTCATACTCAGGTCGGTTGTGGGCCAGACAGACGCGGTCTCCGCGATGATCTACTGCGGGGTCACCACCGCCGCCCCAGTCGTCGCCGCAAATCGGGCATGTGTAACGATACGAACCAAACACGACTTTGTTGAGGTTGCCGTTCCATTCTCTTCTAGGTTTCGTCATTTGGCTCTCCCTAGCTTTTCCCTAGCAGCCCTGTCTTTCTCGTCCATAATATCGACGAAAGCCTTCTTGCTGGCTGTTACGGAGTCGAAACCCTCGGCAACATATTTTTCGGCCAACGCGATATGCTTCTTGATGCTTCTCTCGATGGCGACTGGCCCACCAGCTTTTGGCCTTGATGCTTTCATTTGTCTCTCCAGGTTTTTTAATGTTTCGTCTCTTGTTCTACTATTATATAAGGTGTCTTTGCTGTATATACAACCCCTGTACTGCCAACGGAGGCAATTAATTATGACCCATTCAGCCACTGTTATCGTCAGGATGACGCCCGAACAAAAGGATCAGCTGGGCCTGCTGTCAGGTGGATCAGGGATGTCGTCGTGGATCAGAGACAGGATCGACGAGGCGTTTCACTTCGACCCGGACAAGCCATTTGGTGATCCAAACCAGCCACCTGCCGAGCCCGACATCGACTTGCGTGTCTCTCAGGCTCTGGGCTGGGTTGAGAAGAGGATATCCGAGATGGATTTGGGATGATCCA